AATAGAATCTTTCTTCGTTCGGGTGCTTCGGATACTGGTTCTCGGTGCGGGGTCTTCATGGCTACTGCTAATAATGCTTCCTCGACTTCATGGACGACTGTCGGTGCAAGATTAGCCTTTTACGGTAAGATCGTTGTAGTTGATTCAGATACATTTAAGAAAATGCAGGCATAGTCCTGAGTAATATAGATAATTAAATATTAATAACAAGGGCGGGATCTAAAAGAATTACTATGAGATGACTTTATAGTAAGACTGCTGTCACATTATTTCATACTTGAAAAAACAGTCAGGTAATTCAGATAATGGTTCTCAATGCAGAGTCTTCATAGCTAATGCTAATAATGCATCCTCGAATTCATAGACGAATATCAGTGAAATTTTGGAACTAACAGATACTTTCAGATACTTACAAAAATGTTTGTTGAACTTAGATCAGCCTTACCTCTAGGTAAAAGATAACAGGTGCTTTGAAGAGACCCTAGTAGTATTTGGCGAACGGGTCTTACCACCAAAATAGCTTATGAAAAGAATAGGCAATTTATTTAACAGGATAATATCATATGAAAATCTGGTCCGGGCTGAAAAGAAAGCTAGGCTAGGTAAAACTAAAAGATACGGCGTTAAAAAATTTGACAGGAACCCATATGAAAATCTGGTCCGGTTACAAAAGGCATTAATTGAAGATACTTATCGTACTTCGGAATACTGCGTATATACAATCATCGCCGATCGTGGTAACAAAGAAAGAGAAATATATAGGCTACCGTATTATTCAGACAGAATAGTCCATCATGCTATAATGAATGTTATAGAACCTTACCTTGTTAGTAGATTTACTGCAGATACCTTTAACTGTTTAAAAGGAAGAGGTATTCATTATGGAGTAAAGAGATTAAAAAGAGATTTAAAAGCTGATAAAGAAGGCACAAAATATTGTTTAAAATTAGATATTAAAAAGTTCTTTCCTTCTATAGATCAAGATGTGTTGTACTCACAATTTGAAAAGGTATTTAAGGATAAGAAACTATTAAGATTATTACATCATGTAGTTTATTCTACACCAAAAGGTTTACCAATTGGAAATTACATATCTCAATTTGCAGCAAATTTGAATTTGACTTGGTTCGATAGGTGGATTAAACAAGTATTAAAAATAAAATATTATTACAGGTATTGTGATGATATTGTTATATTACACCCAGATAAAGATTACTTAAGATATTGCTTACAAGAGATTGAAAAATATCTAGCTGATAACTTGAAATTAAAAGTAAAACGTAATTGGCAGATATTTCCTGTAGAAGTAAGAGGTATAGATTTTATTGGTTATGTATTTTACCACGGTCATACTTTACTCAGGAAAGATATCAAAAAGAAGTTTATTCATAAATTAAGTTATAAAAGTAATAATAAGAGGCTAGCATCACTAGCAGCTTATTGGGGATGGTGTAAATATGGAAGCTGTCATAATTTATGGTATCGCTTTACGAGATCTTATAATTTTAAAGATTATAGACAAAAATTATTAAGTGATGATGGAATTAAAAAAAGTACAGGGTGATAATATACCTAAAGTAATAGAATACCTAGGAATGAATGAATGGGCAGTTAGATGGGATATTGAAGAAGTTAATTCTGAAGATATACATGGTTATGCTTATTATGAATTAAAATTCAATGAAGAACCAACCTACGATTCTTTTGTAAGTAAAATCATTAGAACAAAGTATAGTGCAGATGAGGAAGCAGCATTAAAATCTAATATGGTTGAACAATTCATGAATGGAGAAATAATGCGTAGTCGTTTTGAAGAATGGCAAGCATTCCAAAATTGTAGAGACAATGCCAAATCTGTTGGTAGACAAATATTTAATATCTAATTATGGTAATTAAAGTAAAAAATAATGGGGAATGGGTTAAGATACCATACCTGAGCTCGGATAACAATCCAATAATTCCAGAAGCTCCATTAGACGGTAAACAATATGCTAGACAAAGTGGTGAGTGGGCAGTAGTCAACATACCAGAAGTAGATTTTACTGAAATAAATCAAAAGATATCTCAAAATACTGCTGCTATTGCTTCTAATACTACAGCTATCCAAAGTAAAGTAGATAAGGTAGATGGATTTGGGCTTAGTTCTAATGACTACACCTCTCAGGAGAAAACCAAGTTAGCTGGTTTAAGTAATTACACGTTACCTACAGCTTCAGACACAGTTAAAGGTGGTATTAAAGTTGGTTCAGGTTTAACTATGAATGGTGAAGTACTTAGTGCAACTGGTGGTGGTATGGCAGATTCAGTTGAATGGGATAATGTGTTAAGTAAACCTGAATTTGCTACAGTTGTTACAAGTGGTGCATATGATGATTTAACTGGCAAACCAAGTCTAGCTAAAGTAGCCACTTCTGGTAGTTATACAGACCTTAGTAATAAACCAACTATACCTACTGTGGATGTAACAAAATCTTATGTAGATACACAATTGGCCACTAAAGCTAATGCAAGTAATGTATATACAAAAGCTGAAGTAGATAGTAAAGTTAGTAGTGTTTATAGAGTAAAAGGATCTGTTGCTAGTTACGCTAACTTACCTACTGTGGATGTAACAATAGGCGATGTTTATAATGTTAATGATACTGGTGCAAACTATGTAGCTACATCTACTACACCAACATGGGATAAACTTAGTGAGACTGTAGATCTATCTGGTTATGCAACTACTGCTGCAATGAACTCAGCATTAGGTAACAAGGTTGATAAAGTATCAGGGAAAGCTCTTAGTACAAATGATTATACTACAGCTGAAAAAAATAAGTTAGCTGGTATTGCAACTAGTGCAAATAATTACAGTTTGCCTGCAGCCACCTCATCTGTGTTAGGAGGCGTTAAAACTAGTACTGGTATTACTAACTCATCTGGTACGATTAGTGTAACATATGGTACTGCAGCTGGAACTGCTTGTCAAGGAAATGACTCAAGACTAAGTAATTCTCGTCCAGCATCCGATGTTAGTGCTTGGGCTAAAGCTAGTACAAAACCAACTTATACTTGGACTGAAATTACAAGTAAACCTAGTTGGATTGGAACATCTAAACCTACCTATACTGCATCTGAAGTTGGAGCATTAGCAAGTGGAGGTACTACAGTAAATGCATCAAAAGTTGCTAATTCGTTTATATTTAAAGTAGCAGGAGGAAGTACAGAAGGTACAAATTTGTATACCTTTAATGGATCTACAGCTAAAACAATTAATGTAGTAGCTGGTAGTAATGTAACCCTTACTCCTACTTCAGGACAATTAAGTATATCTGCTAAAGATACCACATATGCAGTTGCTACCACATCTGCTAACGGTCTAATGAGTTCTGCAATGGTAACCAAATTAAATGGTATAGCTACTAATGCCAATAATTATTCATTACCAACAGCAACCGGTTCTGTATTAGGTGGAGTAAAGACTGGGAGTAACATTACAAATTCTTCTGGAACTATTTCTTTAAGTAGTAGTAATGTAACTAGTGCATTAGGTTATACTCCTGTTAAGAATGAATCTGGTGTAGCAAGCATTAGGGTTATGACTCAATCTGCATATGATGCATTATCAAGTAAATCAGCAACAACATTATATATAATTACGGGTTAATATGATAAAGTTAGGAAGTACAGATATAACAAATGTAATGTTGGGAACAACTAAGGTGGACGCAATATTTCTTGGCAATACGAAAGTGTATCCAAATCTACCTGTAGTAGAAGGAATATATGTATATCACGTAGATAAGAAATTTTATACTTTTCCTGAATTTCAAAAATTATCCAACACCAATATATCACAAGTTCTTGGGTTTGCTATCGTGGATAACAACGGTTCGTTTTTACTACCACCTAGACCAAATCTAACTAATGGTTATAGGTGGTGTCCTGAGAATTTCGATACTTTCGTAGTACCAGATGTTGGAATTGGAGTTGATGATCTTAATGGTAGACAAAATACAGAAACATTACATAATACTTTTCATAATGTCGCTGGATCGAATGAGTATGCTGCTGGATATGCATATAGGTTTACTCCTGTACCGATTGGTACTAATTGGTATTTACCATCAATTGGTGAACTTATTATAATTCACATGTATATGTCAGAATTGAATGATTGGATATTTGATACATTTGGCTTTTCTTATTTTGGTTATAAAGCTCTTTGGTCTTCCACACAACAAGATGCTACTACAGCTTGGCAATTAGATATTTCTGGTGGTGCATACAATACAGTAGCAAAGAGAACCCTCAACGCAGCACTCCCAGTAATTAAATTAGGTTAACAATAACCGCTATTACTTAGGATAGTGTCAATTTATATAGAAGAACTTTTGATGACTAACGACGTTATAGCATCAATTCTCATATCAAAAAATACCAAACGCTAACTGAAGTAAAATTTGGTTAGCGTTTTTGTTTTCCTTTCATATCAATCTATTATGTTAAATAAAATTCATCAATATTTTTTATTGTCCCAAGGAGTATCTAGTATGAACTACTTTAAAGAACTATTTAGTGATGGTCCAGCCAAATTTATCTCCTGCTTATTAACAGGAGCATTTAGTTGGGTGGCAGGTAGTTTTACGCCCTTATGGACAGTTCTATTTATCCTACTGCTAATAATATTAGTAGATGCTTATTTAGGGAGTAAGATAGCATTTAAGAATCAAAAAAAGTTTGAATCAAGAAGACTATGGAAAACCTTACGCAAATTTGGTTGGTGCGGTGCTATTATATGGTTTGCAAATCAAATAGATGTTAGTATATTAGTATCTATAGATGCTCATCTAGTAGAATTCTTTGCAGGACTTATTGCTGGAGTAGAACTATGGTCAGTCATAGAGAACTTGGCTACATTATATCCAGATGGACCTTGGAAACTTCTAAATAAGTTCATACGTAAAAAAGGCGAAAAGTATCTTGATATTATTATAGATAGAGAAGATTTACCTAAGATAAGAAAATTGGTTAAAAAGATTAAATAGTGAATTTTATACATTACATAAAATTAGGTGCTGTACTATTGATAGCAGTTTTAGGTTTTGATAATTACAGATTAAATAAGAAAGTAGATAATCTAGATAATGCGTTAGCTAGAGCTTCTGTGAATTTACATTACTATGAGAGTGCTCTCTCAGGAATGGAAAAACAAAACAAAGTATTACAATTAACTGTAGATGACTTCAAGCATTCTGAAGATAGTTTAGTACAAGAACTAAGAAAACAATCTAAAGAACTTAAAATAAAAGATAAGAAATTAAAGGAAGTCGCATCAGTAGAAACTATTATTTCGGATACAATAACTCAAGAGATTCCAGTAGATAGGAATTTTACAGTAGAGTTAAAGCCAAATCAATTGACAACTATCAAAATAGAAAGAATAGACAGCATGATCACACATGTGCTGGATATAAAGAATCGTCAAGATCTATTTATACATGAAGAGAAAGTATGGCGTAAAAAAGGTTTCTTTAGACGCTTATTTACTTTAAATTTTAAAAAGGATATAATTCCTCATTATCAAATAGTTAATTCAAACCCTTTAATACAAGTAACAGATACAAGGGTTATCAAAATATCAAAATAATTGCAAAATATTTCAATTTAGTATTAATCAATAAATAAAACGGTAGTCAGTGTATCAAAACCCTATGACGAACCAATGCCACCGACACAATTTCCGATGCCTATGCAAAATAGGCGTAAGCTCGTGGATCTAGTGATTTCGTGTGATGGTGAACAAAGAAAACTGTCAGTATCTGAAGATAAAACAATGATGACTGATTCAAACATTGGTCTTACTATAGCAACAGAAAAATCACAAATTGTTAACATGGTTAAGCAGTCTCTAGAAGATTGCAGAATCAAGAAAGAGAGCCTAAGTAAGATTGATGAGGAGATGAGGAGATGTGAAGACATCTTAAAAATACTTAATGTAAATTCGGACATAACAACCAATGTGACAAAAGATTTCAAAGAACTTGATGAATTGAGAGCTGAAGTGAAAGAGCTTAAACAACTTTTACAAAATATTTCTACTGTTCGTCCGGAAGAAAACAATATAGATCCTCCTACTGAGGAAAAAGAAAATGAAATCTAAAACACAAAGGTTGGCTATTTAGTCAACCTTTTTTATTTTAAAACAATATGAGTACACTTTATAATAATAAATACGACATTCTAGCTAGTACAATTCAGCCTAATCCTACATCTGTTAAATATTGGGCAGATTTATCATCTAATGCAAATGGTGGAGATCTAAAGTATTTTAATGGTACTAAATGGGTTCTAGTTAATAATAAAGCTACTGAAGATATTTCTCAGATAAAACAGCAGATAGCGGATTTAGAACAAAACAAAGAAGATAAAGTTGAAGGTAAAGGATTGTCTACTGAAGACTATACTACACAAGAAAAAAATAAACTTGCCAGTCTTCAAAACTATAACGATGATGAAGTAAGAGAGTTAATTTCAGCTTTGAATCTTAGATTGACTACTCTAGAAGGTGATTATGAAGCTTTAGAAGCTAGAGTTGCTGCATTAGAAACACCAGCTGCATAATGGAATTAACATTAAATAGAATCTTTCTAGGTAGCTCTGCAACTATTGGAGAGCTACTAATCAATGATAAACATTTGTGTGATACCCTCGAAGATAGAGTAAGGCCAGAAGGAGAAAAGGTATATGGTAAAACTGCAATACCTGAAGGTACATATGAAGTTAAATTAACTCACTCTCCAAGATTTAAGAAAATATTACCAGAGATTCTTAATGTACCTAACTTTAGTGGTATTAGAATTCACAGTTTAAATAAAGCTGAGGAAAGTGAAGGGTGCATTGGAGTAGGTGAATGGAATGGCAAAGACACAAATTGGATTTCTAATTCTAGAAAAACGTTTGATAAATTGTTTAAATTGCTAGAAACTGCAAATAAAAACAAAGAAAAGATTACAATAACTATAAACAATTTATGGAAAGTTGCAAAGAACTAAGAGAAAGCAATCCGTATCTTTTCAATTCTTGGCGATCTATCCTTTATACAGAAAAAGGAAGACGAGCTGGAGTTGTTGAAAGGTGGAGAAAATTTCCTAATTTCTATGAGGATGTACACCATAATTATAAACTTGGTTTAAGATTGTGCCGCAAAAACAAAAATAAACCATTTGGACCAGATAATTTTGAATGGGTAACTGATTTAGAATTAGCTCAAACAAAACCATCTATACTAAAACTTACATACAACGGAGAAACCAAGACATTGAGAGAATGGTCAGAAGCATACGGAATGTCGTATAATGGATTGCGTATGAGACACACACGTGGTAAAAATTATACCGTTGAAGAGATTTTGTTTGGGAAAAAACGGAAAATAAAAGATAAATCTAGAAACTACCTTCTAAAAACAAGAGCATCTAAACTACTATCTTCTTACAAATTAAAAGATTGGAAATCTAACAGAGAATACAATTTAGATAAAGAGTGGTTTATTAATAATATTTTAAAGAAAGAATGTATATATTGTGGCAGTAAAGAAAAAATAGGGTGCGATAGAATAGATAATTCCAAAGGTCATACTTATGATAATGTAGTACCATGCTGCTATGTTTGTAACTGTGCTAGAAATAATAATTTCTCATTTGATGAAATGAAAATTCTAGGTAAAACAATTAAAAAAATAATGGAGGATAGATTAAATGATATTTAATTCACTAAATACAATAATAGATGATATATTTTTAACTTATAGGGATTCAAATCTTAGTGAAAGTGAGAATCTATCACGTATACAGGTAGAACAGTGGATTCATCAATATAGGGCCTATTTAATTAAGCAAGATTTAGATAAAGGTCGAGATATTAATCCTAGCTATATACAGACATTAGGTCCATTGCATATATCCAAAGTAAGTACATGTGGAGTACCTAATGGGTTTCATTACGTATCAGATAAAGAATTACCTAAATTTATAGATTTGCATTTTGGCACTGGTCTAGTAGCAGTTAAAGATATGCATGGTAATCTGATTCAAGTTGGTAATGAAACAAAAGCTAAATATCAGACAAGTAGAAAATATACATGTAATGATTATATTGCTTACTTAAAGAATAATCATTTATATTTAAATGGACCTGGCTTTCTAGAGTATGTAGAAATAGAAGGCATCTTAGAAGACCCCACAAAAGCAGCAGATTGTTATGATTATGATAGTCCATATCCTATCCCTGCTAATATGATTCCTACTTTGAAAAACTTAATATTTAGCAAAGAACTAAATATAATGTTAACTGTACCTACTGATAATACAAATAATAGTACTAATGATGTAAAACAATAATGAATGGAAACTAACTTCGATGTTTTTGATAAAAATGGTAGTGGAGTTTACATGATAAAAAATGTTTTAAATAATCACAAATATATAGGAAGTACAAAAAATTTTAAACAAAGATTAAAACAACATATTAGTGATTTACATAATAACAAGCATCATTCATCCTATTTACAAGCAGCTTGGAATAAGTATGGTGAAAAACATTTTGTATTTCAAATTCTAGAAACTTGCGAACCTATAAAGGATACCCTAATCTTTCTGGAACAAAAATATTTAGATCTAAAACCAGAGTATAATATATTAAATGTTGCATATAGTTGCCTTGGAAGAAAATTTTCAGAAGAAGAAAAGAAAAGAATAACCAAGAAAAGATTGGAAAATGGGTTTGCTAGAAAAATAAGTAAACCTGTAGTGCAGTATGATCTAAATTGCAATTTTATAGCAGAATATCCTAGTGTTAAATCAGCAGCAAAGGCAATCGGTACTGGTAAAAGTTCATCAATTATAGAATGTTGCAAAGGGAAACACACTCAAGCTGGTGGATACATTTGGAAATATAAAACTGATCTTAGTACAGTAGAAAGAAAATATCCATCATATTATAAAAAAGTTATACAAAAGGATAAGAATGGAAATATTGTAAGCATATACAATTCTACAACAGAAGCTGCAGATTTTTTATTAGAACACGAGTTAATGAATAAAAACAGAAAAATTGTTAGTTGTGCCATTTCTGCTTGTGCCAGAGGCGTTAATAAAACAGCATATAAATATATTTGGGAATATGAAAACTAAATCATACACAGGTAGGGCATTTTATGAATCATACTGTGATTACATAGAAGATAACCCATTATATCAAGTAGACTATAAAACATTTAGAGGAATAATTAATGATTACTTTAAATACTTGAGAGATGAACTAATAGAAAATGGTAAAGAAATAAAGTTGCCATGCAGATTAGGTACATTAAGTGTAATTAAACATAAGCCTAAAGAGTATTCTGGAAAGAGTCTTAGAATAGATTATGCTGAATCAAAGAAGCTAGGTAAGATGGTATATCACTTAAATGAACATTCAAACTTCTATAAATATAGATTTTATTGGAATAAGCATAATATGCTTACATCAAATAAGACTATGTATCAATTAGTAATGACTAGAGATAATAAGAGGCGGCTAGCCCAAATTATTAAAAATAAGGAAAGGGATTATCTTGAACTTTAAATTTTACTATAACGGACACACACAGATTGATGATGTTGCTGGAGTATATGCTATTGTCAATCTATTGAATAATAAAAAATATATTGGTAGTTCTACTAATTTACGAAAAAGATACAGACAACATTATAATGCTCTATCTAAAAATAAGCATGTGAATATACATTTACAAAATGCTTTTAACAAATATGGAGAAGATAAGTTCGAATTTTGGATATTAGAAACTTGTGATAAAGTAAAAGATACCTTGATTTTCATTGAACAAAAATATATCGATTCAGATGGAGACTATAATATATGCAAATTAGCTTCTCATCATTCTGGAGAAGTTTATACAGGGCATGTTATAAAAGATGATCAAAAAAAGTGCATAGCAGAATCTAATAAAAACAGAATATGGTCAAAAGAATCTAGAGAAAAAATATCTATAGCTAGTAAAAATTCTAAGTATATTATATCTCTTAGAAAAAAAATTCTGCAATTTGATTTGAATGATAATTTAATTGCAGAATATAGCTCAATAACAGATGCCGCTATGTCTCTTGGTAATATAAATAGAAGAGTAAATATAAAAAGATGTTGTCAGGGGAATAGAAAAACTGCTTATAATTATAAATGGAAATATAAAAATGATAACGAAATTAGTTAGTTCAAAAGTAGCTATTGCAAAAGTTATTGCTGATCTAGGTTTGCAAGAGGATGAAATATTGATCTCAGACATGCGTGAATGGATTGGAGAAGGTATTGAAAAAATTGGTGCAGTACAACAGTTTGAACATATGGTTTCAGGTGTAGAAGGGGCTCCAATTATCAAAATACACTGCCATCAAGCACAGTTACCTTGTAACCTACATAAACTACACCAAGTTGCATATTCTTTTAATTGTGATGGGCCTTGGTTTCCTATGAGGAAAGCTACAGGTTCATTTGCTGCTTGGGGTTGTGATGAATGCTGTGATTGTGAAAAACCCGAAATGTGGATTAAGGATGAAGTATTAGTAAATCTAGTTGTAGATCTATACGGTAATATTGATAAAACCGAAGCACTAGAAATGCTAAATACTAATAAAAACATGAAGACAATACTTAGGAACCTAATTAATAAGCATACTATTAATTTAGATTATATGAAAGGTAATACAAGTACGAATCCTAATTGGGATTTGCAGTACAGTATTAAACCCGGTTATATAATGACAAATGCACCATGTGGGTATCTGAAATTATCATACAGTGCTATACCTACTGATGAAGATGGGTATCCATTAATTCCAGATAGTGCTTCATATATGGAAGCAATTTACTGGTACATTGCACAAAAGATAGGATTTCAAAAGTACATAAGAGGGGAAATGAATCAACGTATATATTATGATATGCGTAATTCTTGGAACTTCTACTGTAAGCAAGCATATGCAGAAGCTATGCTACCTAATGAAGATGAATTAGAGTCTATTAAAAATACATGGAACAAGATACATACAGAATTTCTTGATCATAATACGTTTTATAGTCATACTGGTTCTAGACAACATATATATAATGCCAATTAATTATGAGTGCAAGAAGACAAACAAATACATTCTCTGGTGGTCTTAATATGGACGTAGATTATTCTGTGTTAAAGGATAATCAATATATATATGCAGAGAACATTCGTATACTAACGAATGAAGGATCTTCTTTTGCAGCAATGCAAAATATAGAAGGATTCTTAGTGTGTAGACCTTCTTCAAATTTGTCTGGTGAAACTATTATACACGTTACCACAGTAAGAGATTGGGCGATTGTTTTTACTAAGGTTAATGGTACTAGCAATAATAATGTCTATAGGATTGATTTTTCTAGATCACAGGAAGAACCAATTGTAACAAAAGTGGTAACTAATAGGCCTTTAGATATAGAAGTATCATCTAGCAACGTAGCTGCAATTAGTAGTGTATGTAGATGGGAAGCAAGTAATAATGTAAAAGTATATTGGGCAGATGGTCATTCACAAATTAAAGTAATCAATGTGGATGATGATCACATATCTAGTAATTCATCTATTACTTCGGATACTATAGTAATGCTACCAAAGGCTACATTACCTCCATTTGAATTTAATGGATTTGGAACAGGTAGTTTAGAATCTGGAATGATACAGTACTGTTATCAATTGTTTAAAGTAAGAGGTACAGAATCTGCAATATCTCCACTTACCCCTCTTTATCATTTGAGTGATGGAGATCAAAAAACTAATTACAATGCTGTAAAAGGAAGTTCTAAAGGACAAAATACTGGTAAGTCCATAAAGTTACAAGTAAGAAACAATAGCACTGGATTTGATAGACTTAGAATAATCTCTTTATTTTATAAGGCAAAGAATGAAGTACCTGTAATATCTATAGTAGATGATATAGTTATTGGCACTGGTTCTGCAATAAACTATGAAGATAAAGGTGGTAGTTTAGTATCAGAATTAAGTATTGATGAATTTAATTCATTGGCTAATTATACATTTATACCTGAAGTAATAGAATCTAAGGATAACAGATTATTTGCTGCTAATCTTACTGAGGAAACATGGGATGTAGAATATGATGCTAGAGCATTTAGAGCTAATTCTTCTGGTAATGTATTATTGTTATCTAATTCTGGTTCTTCATTGAATTTTGCTCTATCTGCATTAACTACCACAAATATACCTAAAGATCATGATTGTATATGCCCATTTAATGTGGATGGTAGTGCATATAAATATACTACTTCTCCAACAGGAGGATATATACAAGGTGGTAAAGGTAAGAATGTTTCTTATAGATTTATTACTACAGACTTATTAGAAGATGGATCTACTACATCAAGAGGGATGGTAAATGAAGAATTTACATTTAATACCTCATCAAGATCTCTTACTAGTCTAGATATTAACTATGAAGGGAATGATAAATCAAGTTCAATAAGTTTATCATCTGGTAATAAAATACCAAACTATTCTAATGCTGAAATAGAATCTAAAGTAAAAGGATACATGAGGGATGAGATCTACAGATTTGGTATTGTGTTATACAATAAACAAGGTTTAGCATCTCCTGTACATTGGATAGGTGATATAAGAATGCCATCTAATAAAGATACGGGTTATAAGTTCTTTACTTCCAATGAAGCTAGTGATTATGGATCTAATTTATCTGTAGTTACTAAACCACTTGGTATTGAGTTTGAAGTAAAGAATTTACCATCAGATGTGGTAAGATATGAAATAGTTAGATGCGAAAGAACTCTATCTGATAGAACTATATTAGCTCAAGGAGTAGTAAGTTGCATTACAAATTATGATAGAGATTCTAATATCTTAACACCTTTCCCATATCTAGCTTATTCAAATAAGCATGGTTATTATGCAAAGACTCACAACAATGGAGATTTCCAATATACATTTAACTTGTCAGATACACAATCTAACAATTATTTTATGTTTGTATCTCCAGAAATAGCAGTAAATAGAGAGAACTCTGATGCTTTAGTTGATAAGTTTCAGACAGTTGAAAAAGTGGGATATATGACGTCTCCTATTACTGCAGATGGTGATTGGGGAATAACAGATGGGTCTCTAAAAGTATTAGCAAATGCTAAGTCTATAAAGTATGATGGTACTACAATAAAACCAACTAAATCATTAGGTGGTCAACCTAGCAACGGATATGTATCAGGAGGATGTGTTGTAATAAATAATGATGATTTTTATGCAGCATTACTTGCTAAGTATTATGGGTTATATGTTGAAAACGGGGTTCAATCAGCTGCAATAGAAAGTGCAAAATATGCTGGACCTAGTAGTCCTTGGCTAACAAATGGAGATCAACCTTGGTACAATGCTGAAGCTGTTACTATTGGTGACAAAATTTACTATAACTGGGTATGGGATAATATTAGAACTGCAGGAGATGGTGAAGTAGATAAAACTGATGGGAATAATGTTAGAAAATATGGTCCACATGGTATTTGTGCTATATTTAAAAGTGATAATATGATTTCTAATATACCTTTGGCATCAGGATCTTCAAGCGCTAGATATTTAAATGCAGTAGCATTATGTAACATGAAACAAAGCGTGAATGCGTATGGTGGCAATTCATACTCTGCTGTACAGAATTCCGTGTATATTACTACAGGAGCTAGCGCTGAATCTAGTATTTCCACAGTATTATGCTATGGTGGTGATACTTATCTAAATATATTTGATTATAATAACTGTATGTTTAGTTATAATACAGATGATTATTATAACAATAAAGCAAATAGATTGTTCTTAGGTGCTTTTATACCATGTGAATCAAGTGTTAATTTAGCATTAACTCATGCTGACTCATCTATAAATAGAACTTATCAAGCTGGTGATGGATATGCTAATCATTTTGTAGAGGATGATATAGTTACTGTTGGAGATTTATATACTCAAAATACTCCATCATACGCATATAACGATGCTTATTCTGCTCAACCTAATGCAAAGAAATTTGTATCTAAATCCATTTACAATATAGATGATTTATTAACAGATACTCGTATTATATCGTCAGAGCTTAAAACAAATAATGAAGTTACTGATTCATGGACAAAATTCAAAGTAGCTAATTATCTTGATGTAGATACTAGATTTGGTCCAATTAACAATATGAAGTTATTTAAAAACAATCTAGTATTCTGGCAAACAGACGCTTTTGGCACAGTTGCAGTAAATGAACGTTCTATTATAACTGATAATAACCCCGGTGCTCTTACTCTAGGTATTGGTGGTATACTAGATAGATACGACTACTTTACCACAATGAATGGTGAAAGTCCAAATCAGTTAAGAGCAAATACTCAATCAGACAGTACTGTATACTGGTATGATAGTAAACGTAATGAGATATGTGGTTTTAATGGTCAGTTACAAACAGTATCTAAATTAAAAGGAGTTCAATCCTATTTGAATAAGAATAAAGACTTATTTAAAAAAGATCCTATTGCAGTATATGATAAGAAATACAATGAAGTTCTGTTTACTCTAGGAGATAAGACATTAGCCTTTAATGAACAATTAGGAGTATTTACTTCATTCTATAACTACAATCCAGATTATTATGCAGAGTTTAGTGATAAACTATATTTGTTTAAATCATTAAAACTATTTAAGTATAATGGTGGTGAACAAAATAATTTAGATTCTGATAAAGCAAAAGTAGCAGAGATAGAATTCGTAGTAAATGCAGAATACCCACAAACTAAAACATTTGATAATGTTGAATATGGTGGTGATTTTACTACAGATACTAATTTTGATTTGGTTCTGTTTACTACAAAAAGACAAACCAGTGAAACATTAACTAGTGAGGATATTGATTATAGAGAAGATACTTATAAATTTGCAATCCCTCGTAATTCTTTAAAGCTTAATGAAGTAGAACAACTGGCTAACAAATCATACAAAGACAGAATGAAAGGAAAATATCTTATCTGTAATTATAAGTATGATTGTAATGGTGGTAATGAATTTAAAGTACCTTATATTAGTACAGCTTATAGATACTCAATGATATAATATGAAAAAGAAAATTAATAAGAAAAACGTACCAGCATATGCGTTTGGCATGGATCAACTGCCTAATTACCTTGGTGGAGCTAATGTTCTTGGCTCTGCCATTTCTGGTTTATCAGGAGAAGGTTCTACAGGTGATGCTATAGGTAGTACATTAGGTAGTGCTGCTTCTTTAGCTGGAACAGGTTTTAGCATT